AAAAAACCAGCCGAGAAAGACGACGGCGATGATAAAGATCGCCACCGGGAAAAGAATACCCAATTTCATGATTGTGTCCCTGTACCCACGAATGATGCCCTGCATGATACTGGATATCGCGGTACTTTAGTCAATATGAATGAAATTCTCCTGGCGGCGGGACTTCTTATCCTGGTACATCGCCTCATCGGCAGCGCGTAAGGCCGCTTCAACATCGATACTCTGCGGATCGCAGGTGACCACCCCGAAGCTAGCGCCCTCATAGTCGATACGCTGTTCGCCGAGGAAGTAGACGCCGCACAGAGCCTGACGCAGGGACGTGACATACGCCTGCTGTGCGGCAGGCTGCTGGGCGCTACCGACGATCAAAAACTCATCGCCGCCAAGGCGGCCAACGATATCTTCCCGGCGCGCGACAGCGGTGAGTCGTTTGCCGACCTGCACCAGAAAGCTGTCGCCGCACGGATGGCCGAACCGATCGTTAATGGCTTTGAAACCATCGAGATCGATAAAAATAAGCGAGACCTGCTGCTGCTGGGCGCGGGCGGAGGCAAAGCGTAACGCCAGCTGCTTAAACAGCGCGCGGCGATTGGGAAGCTGGGTGAGCTCATCGGTAGTCGAGTGCAGCTCCAGCGCGACGTTTGCCGCCTGCAGCTGTTGCACCAGGGTGTCTTTTTCCACGTAGTGGGAAATGAGCTTCGCAAACAGGCCCATGACCTGTTCGCCTTCGAGGTTATAAGGCTGTTGTTGCCGGCTGGTGGCGCAGAGGGTGCCGAACAGAGAGCCGTCGGCCAGGCGGACGGGAATGCTTAAAAAAGTAGCGATTCCCAGCTCCTGGGCGGCGATGCAGGAGTGCCAGCGGTTGGCAACGTCATTGCTAAACGTACACTGATCCTCAAGGGCGCGTTTGCACAGGGATTCATCCCAGGGGACGGAAAATCCTTCCGGGATCTGCATTTCGCTGCTGTTGTGGGCGAACATGATCTGCTGCCGCTGGGCGTTGGTATCAATGCGGGTGAGGTAGGTGGACTCCATTCGCGTCACCGCCTCCAGCATCTCCAGCAGCTGGCGCACCAGGGTTTCCAGGGACTGTTCCGCAGCGAGGGTTTGCGACACCCGGGCAAGAATAAAATCTGACATGAATAATACAGCTCCAGCACGCCAAACGTCACCCCAGCATATTGGGCTGCAAACGGACATCAGCGTCAAATAAACAGTGATATTTTTAAATTTATCACATCTGTCTGGGGAATACTTGTCCACGCGGTGGGAAAAAAAGCCCCGTCGGGTGCGTTAGCCATCCCAGATATAACGGCTTTCAACGGTGCAATGCGGGATTGCGCGGCACGCAAGACCGTTGAAAGCCATAACACATTACCCATCTGTGGACATTATGTGGACATTTCGCACATCAGCGCCACCTCGCAGCGGGTTAAGTGAGATCGCGTCCTGAAGGTATTCCGGCGCAAAATGAGCGTAGGCCATAGTTTGCTCAATTCGCGCATGCCCAAGGATCCTCTGTAACGTAATGATGCTTCCTCCATTAATCATAAAGTGCGTCGCGAAACTGTGGCGTAGTGCATGCGTCGCCTGGCCGGTCGGAAGATCAGGTTTTACTTCCCTGAGTACCTGCCTGAAGTCAGAATAAGACGCCTTACCAAATAACAACCCTCGCTTACCATCAGCTATGAGTTTTGCCACTTCCGCTGAAACAGGAACAGTCCGCTGCTTGTTACTCTTGGTTTTAACGAACGTCACACGGTTCTGTATGATGTGTTCCGCCTTGAGTCGAGCCGCTTCGCCCCAGCGAGCACCAGTACTTAAACAGAGAACAGCTATCTTCTTGTTGTCACCATCCAGTTTTAGGAGCAAGTGTTTGATTTCGTCCTCTGTCAGATAGCCAGTTTCGGGGACATCTTCTTTCAACTTCTTCCGCCCTCTGATCGGATGTTCACCTGAAAACAACTCGGCCTCGATAAGAGCTGTGAACATACCACTGATGCTGTTGAGATCACGGTTAATGGTGGAAGCTTTGATGCCCTGGCTTCTTCTTGCCGCGTAATACTGACTAATCAGCGCTTTTGTAATCTGAAAAGCACAAGGATCGTCGGTAATCCTGCAAAAAATATCTAACTTGTTGCGGTTTATCCGACCGTGCTCCTCATGCTTGCCTTTCAAATTCCACCAAAGCTGTATCAGTTCAGACAGATGCCGCTTATCCGTCGGTTTTGATAACCATTCTTTGGTGTGGTGGTTAAACTGGGTATGCTTCTCGAAAGCTACCGCTTCACTTTTCTTATCAAACTTCCTGCGGATACGCTTTCCATTGCGACCAGCAGGCCTGATGTCCACTTCATATCGACCATCATCGAGTTTCTTAATAGTCATAAGAAAACCCTCCGATGGGTGCGTTTGCCTTTCGGCCTCAACGCGTTGCAATTATGTGATGAATACTTTTCGACCAATAATAGACATTTGAAATGTATGTAGGACTGGTTAATTGTTAACCAGTCTTTTGGTCTGAGTGCTGCGAGGTTGTTAAGTCTTGCCCAAAGTGTGCGAGGGCCGGTGCGATTTGACCGGCTTCAGGCGAAACCTGATCGGTCATAAACCACAGTGTGTATTTCATGAATTTGGGGTGTTGTAGCAGTCTCATTATCGCTTCAACGCCTGGTTTCTTATCACCCGCTTCATAGCCACAAAATGAACCATAAGCAATGCCAGTTAATTGACTGATTTCTTTCCTGTTTAGCCTTTCGGATTCCCTAATGAGCTTGATTTTTTCATGAACTGGGGTTGACATGAGTCCTCCATAAGATGATTATTCTCTTATAAGGAAATAATTTCCGAATAAGGAATTTGCAAAGATAGGCAATTAAATACAATTAAGAGCAATTAATTACCCAAAAGGAGAATGTAACAGATGAGCAAACAGCTTGTAAGTAGCACGGATGCTGTGCCTTATCAGGAGTTCGCCAGACTCATCGGGAAAACCCCTGCTGCGGTGAAGGGCATGATTGAAAAAGGGAAGCTTCCTGTAATCGAGATGACCGATCCCCAGTCTACTTCTGGCCGTGCGGGCGAGTACTGGGTTTACCTTCCAGCCTGGAACAACGGCATGAAACTGGCCTACGAAAGTCGTCCAAAGGAGATCAGGGAAGGGTGGTTGATGTGGCTTGGTCTCGGTGAGCCAGGTCGATAGCCGGTTTCAGGAGAGGAAATATGAAGAACGGTAGCCGCGGATCAGTATCACAGCTCAATAGCAAAACCAGCCTCTACTGTGGTTTTACTATTCTGAAACTCCCACGCAAAAAACCGTACAGCCGCCAGCGCTATCAAATTACGCACACAGGCCATTATTACGGCATCGACTTTGCTTTATCAGAAGCATGTCGAACGATTGACAGAATCATGAGTAAAAAGCACTTCATTGCTTTTTAATCTCTGGGGGCGAAAATGAAACTCGAATATGCAGAAAAAATTAACTCGCTTTTACAATGCTTCCATTTCAATAAAGAGTTTCTGGAATGGAATCATGATTACTCTCTCCAGCTTTTACGCCACGGCGTATCCCACCTCTATCATTTCGCGATGCTTCAAGGCGAGAATGATGAATGCACTCTTGAAGAACTCCGCAACATCATTATTTCCGTCACCGATGGTGATATCCCTAAACCATACGACCTGCTATCTCTGGACGCTGAGCAACTGAAGAAGGCTATGAAGTTTGTTCAACCGCAGGAGGTAACCGTAGAGGTTACACCGGAGATCCTGGAACACCTGAAACTGGGAGCTAGAGCCTCCTGGCGGCTGGAGCCCCCTCGCTTTAACTGATCATCGGAGTACGCCATGTTCACCGAAGAAAAAACATCTTGGGAACAGGAAATGCTGATTCGAGAAGCAGTGGAAAGTGCCGAGCAGGGGTTCACTGTACATCTAAAAAATGGTGCTCGTATCACCATTAGTTCAAAAAGCCCGTCTAAAGATTTAATAATTTACGGGCTCGAAAAAGCAATTCGCGGTAATCACGATCGCGCGCGAATGACCTTTATTGATTTCATGTATTACTGGCATGAAAGGATATTCAAGCAGATTAAAAGAAAATCGCGCTAAAACAATTGATTAACCCGCTTCAAAAATAACGGCATTTACTTTGCCGGGGATACGTTTTGCCTTTTTCAGGAGGTTGCATGTCGGTTACGTCAATAAAGCCGGAAGGCGGAATAAGCGATCCAGAGTTTATGGGAATCAGCACCAATGCGCGCAAAGGCGAGCGCGCCCACTTACTCGGATTGCTGCGCATCCGTATGGGCCTGCTGAAAGAGCAAGGCCTTACCCCCGAAGAGATTTATTCAGCACTTGAGCAGTGGATAGCCAACCACGAAACAATCACCAGCGAGGGCAGTAGACCATGAATCACGTAATGATCGATTTGATTAACGTTAGTAAGAAACCGTCATCACCTCTGTGTGCCATTGAAGCTGTGTTTTTTGAACCCTCAACAGGGCAGATCGGAAAGGTTTTTTATTCTTCGATAGACATTCGTAAATCTGAAAGCTTGAAGGGCCGTATCAGCATTAGTACGGCATTCGATTGGATGAAAAAAGACTCTCACTGGCGCGCCGAAGTAATGAGCGCAACCGAAGCTGAAGAAGATGCACTTTGCAGCCTTGCTGCTTTCATCGCCGACAATACCTGTCCCCGGAACGCGGCGTTATTCGTATGGTTCAAAGATGCCCCGGAAAAACTGGTTTCACTTCGTTATGCCGTGGATCGCTTAGAGGTGTTAGGCATTTTCCCTGAAGGCACAAAATACCGCTGCATTCGTTCACTTCTCGACCTTGCTGCTGCCACAGACTATGCGCCTCATGCGAGAAGCGCCCTGGCTCGTTACACGCTCACTGACGCGCGATATCAAGCGGAGCAAGTCTGCGAAATCTGGCAGCGCTTGACCTCTCCACACATTGGATCGCTATGAGGGCTGCCATGCATTCGCATCTGTCTGTTGTTTGTAACGCGCCGTTGCCGGTTTGTAAGAGGGCGCTTGCCGCCCTGAATTGCTTTGCTCATGGACAGCGTAATTACACCCGCGTCAAGCCACACGCCTATCTCGTGATCCGCATTGGCCTCCGTTGGCGTTTGCTCAGCAAAAACGGTGGTAAGCAGTGGCGACTGATGACCCATGAAACCTATAACCAGGAATGCCGCAAATGATTAAGTCACCTCTTAAGTGGGCTGGCGGTAAAACCCGCGTGTTGCCGGAGCTGCTGAAGCACTTACCTAAAGCCGATTGCTTGATTGAGCCCTTTGTAGGCAGTGGCACAGTCTTTATGAATACGGAATACCGCCGCTATGTGCTTTGTGACAGCAATCGCGCATTGATCAATTTCTTCCTCGCGCTCAGGGAAGACCCAGAAAGATTGATACTGATCGCCAGGAACGTATTCAGAAATGGCAATAACGAAGATAGCTATTACGAAGAGCGCAAGTTGTTCAACCACCTGTCGTGGGATGACGAGTGTGCAGATGATTACGTTGTACGGTGGGCGGCCTCATTTTTATACCTGAACCGCCACTGCTTTAACGGGCTTTATCGCACCAACAGGGATGGCGGTTTCAATGTTCCATTTGGCAGCTATAAGGCGCCTTATTTTCCAGAAGCAGAAATGCGCCTATTTGCCGAAAAGGCGCGGGATACTCACGCGCTCTTTCTTTGTAATGATTTTCGTACTTCCATTCCGTACGTCGCCAGGAATCGCCTGGACTCCGTGATTTACTGCGATCCGCCGTACATCCCGACTAGCAAAACAGCCAATTTTACCGCTTACGGCAAGCCATTTACCCTGGATGATCACCGCGCTTTGGTTACGGCGTTGCTGGACGTTAATCGCCAGCATGGAACGCGATCGGCTATCTCGAATAGCGACACACCAGAAACACTTTCAATCTCCACGCCTTCAGAGTTCGACGTTCTGTTAGCGCCAAAACCCGCGATATGGCCGGTGAAGTGATTGGCGTTCTTCGCGTGTGTGGTGGTTGTGGTCGTTCTGGTGGTGGAGGTTGCCCGGACTGTGGGGCGGTGATGGGTGATGCGACATATGCCGAAATGTTTGGCGCGCCGGCTTGTTGAAGCGTTGGCTTTGCAAAATAAGATTCGAAGGTGAGTTATGCCTGACTCCACATCCCTGGCATGGAGCTGGAATGCCAGAAAGCAGCCAGTAAACCCTTATGCTGTTGATGTGCCTGCACGGAAACCATCTGCGCTGGCCGTCTGGATTGCTCTTTATGAGCAGGATAAAAGCGGTCAACGTGAGCAGGCTGAAGCAATGAGTCGTGCAGCAGAAGAGTACCTCTTTTCTGTTGCACATTGCGATCCCTGGCACTATGACGAATTGAATGATGCGCTGATTGAGAAAGCTAAACGACATTCAGAACTCCATCGTGTTGATCCTCTTACCCTGATTCGTGATGACGTCGCCAGC